AGAAGCAGTATTCTCTTACTGCAGTCACTGCTCCAGACCAATTCAAGACATATGATGCTCTTGAGAAGAGACTTAAGTATGTCTTAGGTCAGGGTCGTCCTCCTGCACGTCGTGTAGATGAAGAGGTTTCTAATGAGGACAATGCTCGTTCTTATACTCCTGACTTCAAAACTCGCAAGGCAGAAGAAGCAGTCGCTGCTGCTCCAGTAGCATCAGCAAGTGCAGATGAGGATGATGCATACAAATACTTCCAGCAACTAGCAGAAAGTTAGTTACTCATATAGTCTGATATTTTCAGCACGTTTTAAGGATTTACTCACATACTGAGTAGATCCTTTTTTGTATCTCATCATTTTTTCTGTATCATCAAAGACGATGTTTAGATACATGGATTTAAGTAGATATATACCTCTCTTTTCTTCGTTTAAATTATTTTCATACTCATAGTTAGTGACTGGTTTTGATATTGGATTAACAGTAACTTGTTTAGCACTTCCTTGGTCCCAGTAACTTACACTTTGTGCTACACCAACTTGTATACCTGCTGGAAAGATTACAACATCTTGACTGTTCTTAATTTCATTAGATTCGTAGTGATGAACTCCATTATATAAGGTATCATAGTCGTTGTTATATTTTTCTAAAAGATATGTGTCCCATCCTGCTTGAGATAAAGGCCACTCTTCTTGTATGTTAATAATATTATTAGATAAAAGTACCACCCAGTCTAAAGATGAATCTCCATAAACTTTCTCTGCAACATTATCTGGACGATCATCACCTACTATTTGATACTTCTCAAAGAATGTTGTGTTCTGAAAGATATCTTCTCTAAGTTTTCCTCTCTTAAAGAGATTTTTAACTGTAGTATAATCTGATATACGCTTTCCATCATCAGTACGATTAACGTACTCAAAATCTGGTAGGTTTTCGAAGTAAGGTTTTGGCATCTTAGTAACCTATTGATTGGTCTCTGTCACCATCTAGTTCTGTATAATCACTATTGTATATTGGTTCTATCTCTTGGAAAGACATTGCCATTTCATAAGAAACCATTGAACTATTATCATAAGTCATATAACTTCCGTCAGGAGTATAGTTAACACCAAAGTCAACCATGGCACATTCTTTTACCTTTGGTAGGAATCTATGTGTTCCTTTCATTCCATTAGGACTGACGAATTGTAACTTGTATGTGTTAGGTGCTTTTAAAAACAGTTGAGACTTTGTAGTCTTGGCTGCCATAGATTGCTTAAACAATCTAATGATTCTCATAACAGTCATACTTTCTCTTTCATCTCTGGGACTTAATTTCCAACTGAAAGTAAATGATCTTAATGAAGGACCACTAAAAAGTAATTCCATATTGGGATTCAATACTGCTCCCTCTGTTCTTGCAAGAATATCTTTTGTTCCAGTCAATTGTTCTGTAAACATTGCTGCTAAACCAGCCTTTACATCCTTCTGATTCTTACCTATAACTCCTGCTGCTTCTTTTGCTTCATTTATTGCTGCTTCAGCATTTTCTCCTAAGAATGTTTTAACAGCATTTGATGTTGCTATTTGAACAGGAGTCATTGTTCCTTGTCCCCAACCTGTTGCATTCTTATCACCAACTCCACCTGGGATTGGAAGAGTAACAGCACCTATAGCCTTTCCAGGAGTTCTCTTTTCAAATCCAAGACCTTTCATTGTGGAGGGTTTATGTTTTAAGACTGATATTCGTAGTGTATCTTGTTGAGTTCTTCTTAATGTTGTTGGATAGCAAAGACTTTTTGAATAACTTTTTCTTCCTTCACCTTCTCCAGATATTTGATTGCCACCACCTGAACTATTACCTGCAGAAGAAGATGAAGTATCACCACTACTACCATTCCCACTAGAAATCTGTTGGTTTGTTGAACCAGATGCTTTATTAAGACCTACTTTTTCTGAGGCATTAGATGTAAGAGCACTCTCTATAGATAGCATCTGACTATTAGATGCTTTTTTAAATATATCTGTATTTGCTTTTATGACTGCTGATGCATTATCATTCCAAGTTATCTTTCCAGTAGCAGCATCTCTTGATCCGATAGTCTTTTGACCACCACCAGTAGCTTTATCATATTGTACTATTTCTGGTAGGAATGACGCTGATCCAGCAGCATCTTTCACAGGACCTGTAACTCTAGTAGCAATATAACTAGTAAGTTTGCTTTTGCCAGAACCAGTGACTACAGGAGCCATTGCACTTGTTATAGTTTTTGTTGCTGTCTCGGCCATTTATACAACTTTTTTATCTATTTAGGAGGTATTTTGCATAAGGAACGGCCAATAGGTCATCAAGTTCATTCCATTCCACAACATATAACTGACCCGCAAGTTCATTCCAGGTATAATTCCTTGACTGTTGCCAGTGATAGTTGATACCTTTGAACCCCCAAGATTTTAATTCTGTGCAAGCAATCAATGGGTGTTGGTCGTATTGTTTCCCAGGAGTCTTGGCATTATATACAAAGGTATAGAACTTTCCTACGTCTGGTATAGGTGTCACAGTATCATTAAGAGCATCCATAATCATCAACATCAAATCTTCTGGGTCGTTTGATGACTCTAGGTCTTGTTTAATAGGTTCGATACGGTTAGCAAACTGTGCGGGGTCTGGATTAGACCTAGCAGAATCCCTTTCTCTTCTTTGTTGTAGTGTCTTTCTTGGCATTATTTAATTCCTAATTCATCTTCGGTTACTATCTTAAAGTTAATACGATTGTCCTTACAGAACTCACTTGCTGCCTTCCACTTTGCTTGGTTAACTGCATAGGTTGTGCATTCATAGATGTATCCTTTGGTTATCCTTTTCTTTTTCTTTGGTGGAAGAGTTTGTTTCTTTGGTTTTACTTCAACCACATAGGTTTTAATTTTATTTGTATTTTCCTTTACCTTAATAAGAAAGTCTGGGTAATACTTATGAACACGGTTATCTTTAGGTGAGATGTAGGGGATACTAATCTCTTCAGATGCCCAAGAGATTATTTTATCATTTCCATCACACCATTGACAAAAACGACGCTCCCAACTACTACGACATACAATATTGTTAGGATTGCCGTTATATTTCTTTGGATTGGATGGTTTATACCGACTCTTAATACTTTCTGCCATTAACTTGCATACATAATATATAAGGTCAAATAATATTTATCAAATGCCATCAGTTAGTCCAAGACCAAGATCTATTTCAGAAGTAAAGCATAAGTTATTAAACCCTGCTCTTACTTCACATTTCCAGGTTGTTATTGGGAAACCTTCAAGGGATGACGGTTCCTTTAATACGTTTCTTAGTGAGAGTGGTGCTTATCATGATGCAGACAGATTAAATTTAATGTGTTGCGAGACTTCATTACCTGGATCACAGTTAGCAACATCAGAAATCTTAAATGATTTTAGTGGTGTCACAGAGAGACATGCATATAGAAGACAGTTTGATGATCGTATTGATTTAACATTTTATTGTGATGCAGATCAGTATTTACCTATAAGATTTTTTGAAGGGTGGATTAAATATATTACGAATGAGAATGCTAGAGGTGGTCCAACAGGAAAATCTAGTGATCAAAACTTTTTCTATAGGATGAAGTTTCCGAATAGTTATAAGGGAAGTTTAGAGATTACTAAGTTTGAAAAGAATATGTATTCAGCAAGGAGATCAAAACCACTTACCTATGGGTTTGTAAATTGTTTTCCATTATCTATTTCTTCTATGCCAGTAACATATGATGCTTCTGATTTGTTGAAGTGTAATGTTTCGTTTGCATACAGTAGATATTATATGGAGTCTAGTAGGTCGGGACTTGCTGAGTTCTTAGATCCTTTAGCACAATCACTATTTAATAGTGGTGGTTTTGGATTTAATCCTGGGGGTGTTCCAACTATGGCCGCTAAGATGGCTGGAAATGCTATTGGAAATTTATTAACTCGCGGTTAGGTCGCTAAATAAAATACACATAATATTATATTTGTTATGCCATTACCAAAGATTGCCACGCCAACTTATGAACTTGAGTTGCCATCATCAGGAAAGGCGGTTCAGTATCGACCTTTTCTAGTTAAGGAGGAGAAACTTCTTGTACTTGCTTTAGAAAGTGAGGATACCAAACAGATTACTACTGCTATCAAGGCAGTGATTAAGTCATGTATTAAAACAAGGGGTATTAAAGTAGAGAATCTTCCTACATTTGATATTGAATTTTTGTTCCTTAATATTAGAGGTAAGTCTGTAGGAGAGGAACTTGATGTTAATATTATCTGTCCTGATGATGAGAAGACAGAAGTGAGTGTTACTATTGACCTAGATGATATTAAATGTCATAAGACTGAGGGGCATACTAATAAGATTAAACTTGATGATACTATTATGATGGAGATGAAGTATCCATCCTTGGATCAATTTATCAAATCCAATTTTGATATGAAGGAAACAAATCAGATGGAACAATCATTTGATTTAATTGCATCTTGTATTGATAAACTTTATAGTGCAGATGAAGTTTGGGCATCAGAAGATTGTTCTAAGAAAGAAATGAGTGACTTCCTTGAGCAAATGAATTCATCTCAGTTTAAAGAGATTGAGAAGTTCTTTGAGACAATGCCTAAGTTATCTCATACTATTAAAGTAACCAATCCTGAGACTAAAGTTGAAAGTGACGTGACGTTGGAGGGTCTTGCCGCTTTTTTCGCATAGGCATGATCCATATGGATCTGGAGAATTATTATAAGCTAAATTTTTCTCTAATGCAATACCATAAATACAGCTTAACAGAGATTGAAAATATGATGCCTTGGGAACGAGACATCTATGTGGCACTTCTTCAACAACATCTTGAGGAAGAAAAGTTAAAACAGCAGCAACAAAACGCTAATGGCTAAGGTTGATACTAGGAAATTTATGGGTGCTTCTCATGCAGCAGGATCTGGTTTAGCCAAACAAGTTGCTGTTAACTCTAAGAAGATTACGCTGTTAAAAAATATATTTCAAGCACAGTCCATAGACATAGGAGATAAACTCAAAAGTTTATCTGGTGGGGGTTTCGAGAGTAGTTTAGAAAGTATTAAGAATTCTGTTACTTCTATTTCGGAGACATTATTAAGACAGCAGGAACTGGATAAGGGTCAGGCAGATGATGATGCTGTAGCAGATGAAAAAAAGAAAAGAAATTTAAAGGAGAAACTTACCGAAGGTGGTAAGAACTTAGGTAAGAGTGCATTGTCTGGAGCAAAGAAAGCACTTGCTCCTGTGCAAGATGGTCTCATGAAGATCGTAGATTGGATAAAGAAATTGTTTCTTGCTAAGGCAGTGATAGAACTTGTTGGATGGTTTAGTGATTCTGCTAATCGAAAAAAGGTATCTAGTATCTTTAGGTTTATTAAGGACTGGTGGCCTGCAATACTAACAGGACTTCTTTTATTTGCTGGTACGATGTTGGGTCCGGCAGGATTAATACTAGGAGCAATTGCTTTGGTAGGAGTGTTCCTTCCCAAACTTATTAATACAGTAAAGCAACTTTTTGGATTTGGTAAAGCAACTGAAAAGGATGCAAAGAAACTTGAACAAGATACGAAGAAAGAAGACGCAGTTGATCAAGATACAGGACAGAAACAAGATCCTTCTGCTGGTGATATACAGAACATAAAAGAACCTGGGGCATATAAAATGGCCGAGGGTGGATTAGTTCCTGGGTCTGGTAATACAGATAGTGTTCCTGCTATGCTGACTCCTGGTGAGTTTGTTATGAGTAAGGATGCTGTTGGTAACTGGGGTAAGGGTACTCTTGCTGGAATGAATGCTGCTGCTGGTGGAAAGAATACTGGATCTTCTGAAGGAGGTTATAGTGAAGGTGGTCCAGTTGAGAGTCTGAATAAACCTACACGTAAATTGTTTAATCGTGTTGCTCCTTTGACTGGATCAGATGATGGAAAACCTAAAGGATTCATGAGAGGTCTTGCTGGTGCTGCTGATTTTATGACAGGAGGTTTGTTTGATTTTGATAAGCAGAGTGGTGGTGGTCTTTTATCTAAAGGTGGAGACTTATTGAAGGGTTTGTTTGGTAAGAAGGAGGATGCAACAGATGGTGGTGGAGGTAAAGGAAAGGCGGCTATTACTGGATTTGTTTCAACTTTAAAATCAATTCCTCTTGTTGGTAAACCGATAGCAAAAGCAGGTAATGCAATGGTTACAGGTGTTGAGGATATGATTAAAGAGAACGTTGATCTTCATCTATCAGACAAGCAGAGTGGACGTCCAACTCCAGGTGCTCCAAGTAAACCATCTACAACAGTTGCTTATGCAGATGCTCTTTCTTCTGCTTCTGGTGCAACTAATACTGCAACTCCTGGTGGTGAGATTCCTAACTTTAGTGTCGGCACAAAGGTATCTTCACAGAAGATAAAGGTATTGGGGATAACAAGATAGTATGGCAATTGATACCCAAAAACTTATACCTCATGCTTCTAAAGGTCAGAAGATTTCAGCAAAGTCTGTTGAGAATATTGGTATCATTGCGACTAAATTAATTGATGTTGATACTATTTTAAAAGGAAGTCTCTTATTAGATAAGATGAGAGACAAGAAGAAGAGGCAAGCAGCACAAAGAAAGAAAAGAAATTTAAAAGAGAAATCAAGAGAAAAACTAGGTCAGATTGGTAAAGGAATAAAAGATAAAGCAGTGTCTGCTACTGCTGGTATGCGTGACTGGTTTAATAAACTTCTCACTGGTATAGTAGTGATTGGTCTTATCAAGTTACTACCAATTATAGAACCATGGCTTCCTAAGATTGCGGCCACAATTGATGGTATAATATGGTTTGCTGGAAAGGCATTTAATATAGCAGCAGACTTAATTCATTGGGGTTATAAGGCCTATGATGGGTTCCGAGGATTTGTAAAGAATATCTTTGGTGAAGAGGGGGTAAAGAAATTTGATACCTTGATGGCCAATTTGAATAACTTATTCAATGCTGCCATTATGGTAGGTTTGGCCTTCTTGAAGTTTGGATTCCTTCGTAAGATATTTAAGAGAGGTCTTGGTAAAGTACTTAAGAGAGGAGCAATAAAAGTATTTGGAAAAGGTGGAGGAAAAATAGTAGCAGGTATAGGTAAGAAATTATTTGGCGCAACTGGTAAGGGTATGATGAAGCATGGGGTTGGTAGACTTGCTAAACGTGCAGCAATTAAGATGTTTGGTAAGACTGCTGCTAAAATGTTTGGTAGGATACCTATTGTTGGTCCTTTAATTGTTGGTATTGTTTCTATACTATCAGGTGAACCAGTAGGTCAGGCATTATTTAAGACCTTTGGTGCTGCAATTGGTGGATTACTTGGAACCTTTATACCTATACCTATTCTGGGAACATTAATAGGTGAAACTATTGGTGTCTTTGTTGGTGATTTGTTCTATACTTTATTGTTTGGTGGTGGAATTGGTGCAGCGGCTAAGAAACTCAAGGATACTTTGATGGGTATCTTTAGTGCTGGACAGAAAGTTGTTAAGTGGGTTGGTGCAGGATTCTCTAGGTT